CCTAAGGCGGCACTCACAACCTATCCACGTCCAAACCAGCAGCGAGCAACTGCTTTTTCAGACTAGGTGTGAAGTTATCATACAGCGCAGGCAGCACGGGCTGCCAATCGTCGATGTCACGATTTTGCACTGTATAGCGCGACGCGTAATCGACCCAGTCATTAGGCCAATACAACCGCAAAGCGCTGCAATCGATGAATGTGAGAGTGTGTAAGGTATCAAAGTACTGCTCGATCTCGAGTTGATGCTTGACCAGAATGCCGTACCGCGATTCAGCCACAGCGCGCGACTCAGGTCGCACGTTGGGCACCGCTGCCGCCTTGGCATCTAATCCCTTCAAACTGAGAATGTATTCGTCCATGTAATACCTGCACACACCCCTTTCGCTGCGAAGGAAACGAGACATGTCGATGTGTTTCGTCACCCTCAGCACGTATCGCGCAAACGCGCCGAGAATCGGCGCATCCGGATACATGCTAATTAGAGAAGCAGCTTTGGCCCGCAACAGCTCAAGCTTGCGTCCGCGACGGGCAGTCACATGAGACTGTCCGAACCACCCGAAGTTACCCAGAACTTTGATCGGGTCAGTGACCGCAGCGTTGGTCCGCAAATCGCCATCCACACTGCAGAAGTCCCCGTCCTGGACAGTCTCCCCAGAGACCATCTTGACAGTGAAACCAATGCGTGTGAACGCTCCTCCGTCAGTTGCAACGCGCGCCGAGACGACACCGTCGTCTCCTTCGTAAACAGCGTTATGTTGCAACTCTAGCACCTCGTGGTCGGCCATGGGCGCGGTTGACTGCTCCATCTCGCAGTCGTCAATGCGCTTGACCATCTCATCGTCCGAGGTGAGACACCACGCTACGAATTCGGCAGCCTGATCTGCTGATTCGCTCAAAGCGTTGGCAAGCTCGGCGGAAAACTTGTTTCCAGTTCCGTTCTTGAGGGAGGTGTCCATTTCCCCTGAGAATTCGGATTGCCCACCAGATATAGTCATAAATTTGCTGCGGAGGATGTGGCCTACACGCGGCAAAACCACTTTCCGATACATCGCGATGAACGATGGTAACTCGGGGTGGTCAGCTAAGACATGGCAGTATAGCGGGATGATGATCGATTCGACGATGTCGTTGGTGAAAACTGACTCGTAGGCGCTGTGATCTGTCCACTGGACTCCGCGACCTTCTCTGTTGAGTTTTGTCGCTAGATATTTGAAACGGTGCTCGAGCGGCACACGCTTGACAAAATCCGGGTGGGAGAAAATGACTTTCTCAATCGCATGCATGAATGGTCCCAAACGGACTTTCCACGCATCATGCCGGGCGTTGATGCCCCGCGCATGCTTCATCGATGGATACTGCTCATCCTTGGAGAACGCCGACACTTCGGTCGGCCACACGAACTCGGGATCCAAGCTCTGTAAGTATATCCCGAGGAGCTCGTCCTTTCTCCATTGTGGGTAGGAGCTCTCGGTTAACCAGCGCACGACGGACATGTCGTAGTCGTGAGCAAGCTGAGGAAACTGCTTTGCCCACTTCTCCGCCTTGCGTCGCATGGCTCTGGTAAGTGTTTGCGTAGGTCTAAATTTGTCTTGATGTGTCCTTTTGATGACACCGGCGAGATAAGTCTTAGCATGGTCCAAATCGGCATGAGGCATGACCGCAATCCGGTCAGATGCACCAATGCTAGACATCATAGGCATTCGCTGTTGACGTTTGTGTCGAATCGCCGCATTCAGCCGAATGCGCAGACCTTTCTGCACATTCGGTAAGGGTGAATCGAACTCGTCACAGCGATAGCCCATGATTAATGTCTCGCCGGCACCCTCACGTTTCCCGGCTCACGCATGACATGAGCAACGGTCCGGTAGCTGGTGCACCAGGCGTACCCGTACAGGTACGCAAACGCGAGGTCCACAGACGCCGCCACGATGTTGTGACGCGCCTGCAGCGAAGCATTCAAATTGATGAAACTCTGGCTCTTCGCAATGAGCTCCATCTTCTCTAGAACGTACTTGGCGTCCTGGACGTGAATCGTAGTTGTCGCCTGGAGAAGGAGCTGCACCAGGGATTCAGAGACCAAACGATTTTCACAAACATAAACCTCCGACATCGGGCCCTTGCTCATGTCGAGGCGATGCACGCGCCAGT